AACAGCACCAGCTAACTTACCGATAGCGTTTACTGCTGTGTTGAGCTCATTGTCTCTCCTATAGAACTGATAAGCGAACGTAAGACTAACGGTTAGAACTTCTCCACTACCTATCATTGAATAAGTGATATCACCAGCTTGTACAGGAAAAACACCAAATAGCTTATATGTACGCAATACTTCGAACTGAGTATCTAATTGAGCTAAAGTGATGGTGCTATTGTTATGAATAACACCATCACCTGTAGAAGTCTCATCATTGAATGTTTCTGTAATCCAATTTTCTAAAGCAACACGAGAATTAGTTGTTGCGTCACAATAGAAGTCGATACCAAAACCATCGCTGTTATTATATGATACTGTACCGGGTATTCTAAAGGTGAAACCGTTGTAAGGCACCTCTTTAGGAGAGATCTGCTTACCGGGGAGTACGGCCGCGGTTGCGTATACTAAGTCATCCTCAGTAAATACGGGTACACCTTTGTTAGAGACATCTAGTACACGAAACTGAAAGTCTCGGGTGAAGTCTCTTGTTTGAGCTACCTTATAAAAGTCCTGTATAGTTTGTTTAATATCAGCCATGATGTTTTAATTATTTAGGGTTTACTTATTATTATTGACCTACGATTTCTTCAAAATTAACATCTGTGTTAACAGCGTAGAAATTAACTAGTATAAACTCTGCAGCGCGAACTGGTTTCAAGTAGATGTCTACTTTTAACTCATTCTGGTCAATAACACTAGCAGGATTATTTCTTTCATCACAAACAATAAGGTAATCATAAACCCCTTCTGTTTGTTTTGCGTTTTCGAACATCGGTGTTAACGTATTAACAAGTCTGTTCCTTGTTAAGAATGTATTAGGTTCAAATACAAAGAATTTCAACGTCTCTCTTGTTCTCTTCTCAAGATCAAGAAACAACCGACGTACATTAACTCTATCAAAGGCAGTTGGTTTACGTTGTAAGGTCTTTTGACCAAATATAACAATACCTTCTGCTGGGAATTGAGTAACTGGGTTAACTGCAATTCTATATAATTGATCTCTTTGACGTTGAGTTGGGCTTATTGCGATGTCATTTACCCCTGTAACAATACCTCTATTGAAACCAGCTGGTGCATACCAAGGAGCAAAATTAGCGTCGTTACGAGCATATATCTTAGCAGCAACTCCAGAGAATGGAATCCATACCTGACTGTCGCTAACTCCGTCGTATACTTTAGCCCAGTTACCGTAAGTAGTAGCAAAGTTACTATTTGCAGAACCAAATTGGTGACGTAACGGCCAATATACATGCTGACTAAAGTTTTTAGATTTATCATCTAATACTTTACCAGTAGAACCTTGTACAACGAGTGGTTTTAATACATCAGCAATAAAGATATGATCTTTTCTAGTTGCAGCTGCAAATGCTTCAAACTTATTAAAGATTGTTCTGTAATTGTCTCTTAAATCGATACCAGTTTCAGATGCACTAACAGACATATTATCATTTGTAGTGCTCCAGTCTGATACATCAACAAAAGCTGTATCATCATAAGCACTATTAGACTGAGTTTTACTTACTCCGAAAATTGTACCTAGACCAGCTTCAATACTCACATCAATTGGTAGTAAGTCTACATTAGAGGCAATATTGAATACTCTATCTAATTTATCAGGAATACTACCTGTGTTTTTAGTAGAGTTATTATTAACATCAGAAAAAGCTCCGAATGATTGTAACGCGGCATCTTCTTTAAACCCGACAACCCCACTTTGATTAGCGTAAATTGCTTTTGCAACTTGTGCGTTATCATGATTACCAGGAGCCCTGAAGAACTTAGTAGGAGCATCTCCACTAGTAGAAGTCCAGTCTCCTAAATCTTTCGAAAGTTTAGGGTTAACTAAAATCTTAACATTAGGAGAACCAGCATCCTGATCTCCTAGGAAGAATGATTTTCTACTACCTCCATTTTCGTTTTGAATTTTAGCAAAGGAATTAAGTGAACCAGAAAATCCTTCTGCTAAAAAGTTGGTTAGTTCTAAATCTGTATTTGCAAAAGGTGTAATTCTTACTTTGAATAAACCTATTGACAATGTGTCAATAAATTGACCACCATCAAGATCAAATTTAGATATTGTTTCTAATGATTTACTTACACTCCCTTTATCCTCTGTATTTGCTGAACTAAGAGGGAATGAATAACGAGATGTAGGCACTGTAGCTAACCCAGTCGGTGTTTTAGAACCAGCGCTAGTAGCGGATCTAACAGCTTTAATTGAATCGTAATTTGATGCAGGAGATAAGCTGTTATTATCTGTACTTGCTACATAATAACCTTCGAAGTTATTATTAACTGAGAACTTAGTTTTGTTGAGTATAATTAAACCAGATTTACCTAATTTCGCTGGAGTACCGTCATAAGAGGCTAAAAATGTAGTTTCGTTCCATGTAATGTCTTCATTAACAGCTGCGTTATACTGAGATTGTGTTAACTCTACATTATGAGGATTACCAAAAGCAAAATAATCATAACCAGATACAACTGTAGCAGCAGTCTCCGGGACAGCCCCAGATACAACTGCAGAGGCTAAAATTGTAAGTTCACTGCCAGCTGCATTAGCTTTTAAAGCAGTTAACTGATTGGTCCCTGTATCACCAGTACCAGCAACTAATGCCGCGGTACCATTACCTGCATAAACTGCTGAACCGGAAACTGTAACATATTGAATATTATTATTACCATCTTGAGCAACAACTTCAGCTATAAAAGGACTAGTACCGGATTTTGCTCCTAGATTACCGCTTTGAGCGCCTACATTACCACCGCCGGCAGCTAAAGTAACAGTACCATTAACATTAATATCAGTAATGGTTGTAGTTGATTGAACTTTAACCGGGAATACTAATGCGCTATATTTTTCAGTTGTTTGTCCGTCAGCTTCACCATACGGCAATCTCGAGACAAGTACATTTGCATCACTCTCAAAAACTTGTCTTGTAGAATGATAAAAATATCTTTCAGCTGCATTTGTTGGCTTGCCGTAAATTTCTTCAAACTCGGTAAATGTTCCAACATTAAAAATTTCGTCAACAGGGCCTTGATTCGCAAAGCCTGCAATAAAAACGCTTGTTCCAACGGGTGCAGCAGGCCGTTGTGTTAAGTCGATTTCTCGGATTTCAACTCCAGGTGATTGTATAGTTCTTCTACTCATAGTAAACCTTTACAATTATTTATTGTATCTCAGCCCAAAAAAGTAGTTGATTAGGTAAATTACATACTATAATATAAATAGATGAAAGGTATCATTCTAGCTGGAGGTACAGGGTCAAGAGTTTTCCCGTCAACTAAAGTAGTATCTAAGCAACTTCTTCCGGTTTACGACAAACCGACAATATATTACCCACTATCTACTCTCATAAAATTAGGTATTAAAGATGTAATGGTGATTACTAATGCCACATCACTCTCTCCTTTAATGTCTTTATTTCAACAATCAAATGAGTGGGGTTATGATAATAAACCATATCTCGGAATTAATTTTACTTTTAAAGTTCAAACATCTCCGAAAGGTATCGCAGAGGCCCTTATTATAGCCGAAGAATGGCAAGGCCAAGATGATGTATGTTTAATTTTAGGTGATAATATTTTCACAGGTATAGAACCATTTACAGAAGATACAGTAGGTTGTGGAGCGCATGTAGTAGGTTATAGGGTTTCTAATCCTAGAGACTACGGAGTAATAGAGACCGGGATTGCACAGCCTCATAATCGAAAAGTTGTAAAATCCATCGAAGAAAAACCAGAAGATCCGAAAAGTAATATTGCTGCGACCGGTATATATTTTTATGATAATACTGCAGGAACTCGAGCTAGAGATTTAACTCCATCTTCCCGAGGTGAACTAGAAATTACTGATTTGAATAAAAGCTATTTAAACACTAACTCGTTGTGTTATAGGGAGTTAGATAGTAACTACGCTTGGTTTGATACTGGTAATCCTGACGATTTATTTGCGGCTTCTATGTATGTTAAATCTATTCAAGACAGAACACAAACTATGATTGGTTGTATAGAAGGAGAAGCGTACAAACAAGGTTTTATAACTCACGAGGAATTTATAAAAATTAAAGATGATATGCCTAGTTGTAGTTATAAGACGAATATGGTAATGAGTTATTGTCTTGATTAGATCAACTTTGCCTCTATACGAGTAAATTCGAAACTTGCAGATGCTCCAATTTCCTCTGCATTATTATAGTTCCATTGAATCTCTGATAAACCTGTAGGAAAAGCGCCAATGTAATCCCATTGTATTTTTCTATTCTCATATTCATCCAAACCAAATACTGTTAAGTTGGAAGAATATATTGGCATAACTTTACCGGGTTGGTGAAATTTTATAATTTCATCTTCGTTTACTGTCCCTTTTTTAACATCATTAAGAACATCTAACCATTTATATATAGCCCAATAGTTATTGTATTCGCTATCTATCTTAAATGTAATGTTTAAAGAGGAGTAAGCAGGTCTAGCATGCGAGCTTATTTTAATACTCTGTGAACCATATGGTACGGTTTGCTCTGGGACACTTATTGCAGGAGTGACTGCACCAGCGATACTGATTTCAAAATTGTTGGGCATGACTCTATTATTATTACGAGTCTGATTATCAGTAATATTTTTTATACCTTCTGGTAAATTCAATACTAAGATGAATTTATCTTGTCTATTTTTATTAAGTGGTGCTTGATTCATACGCGCGTGTAACCTTCAGCTTCTAATAGATCCATATCACTAGGACCATCATTACCAAAAATATTTATGTCTTCAAAATGAACTGGGTGAGGGTTCCAATTATTATCTATATCTTGTAAATTATAATCTTGTAAAAAATTACTGAATTTTTGATCAACATAAGCCCCTAATTCAAGCTTAGCAGGCCGCTGATTACCATCGATCTCTAACACATTATAATAACGCTGAACTAAAGTGTTATCTAATATTAATAATGCCCATGTTAGAGCCATTACTCGATCATCAAACTCATAACCCGGTTGGGCAGCCCACGAACCATTAGGGTATCTAACAAAGTTTTTTAACTCTTCTATTGTTTTTTCTGATCTAAAACTAACACATTTAAGTTCATTAACCCAGTACCTCATATTAGTAATACCTTTATATTTTGTATTAGTATGAGCATATACTCCTAATCTATCATATTTTACTTGACCTACCTTAGGAGAATAATTAACAATATTTCTATAATTGTATTGATGAAATAAGTTATCTACTACCTGGCCTCCACAGTTATTTCGTTCTATTAATACAGGAGGCGTTCCCCAGTGATAACATATATCTCTTACTTTAGTAGTAAACTCAAAAGGGTTAATTTGATTACTAGCATATTCTGCAACTTGAGTTATGTTCTGTAAATCCGTAATATCTAGGACTTGAATCGCGCTAAAATTTTGTTGGACTCCTTCAGCAACATCTACCCCTATAGTATATAAATGTTCGTTATTTGGTTCATCCCATATACTATAACAACCATCATCAAACAAATGCTTAGGGTCTCTTGTCTCACTGGCGAGCTTAGTATAGAATACCTCATCAATAAAAGAGTCGCCCGTATCAAGAAACTTACATTCAAACTCTTGCGCAAAGGCTTCCTCACTACCTATCGATTGTATAGTATCCTTCTTCCATGCTTCGTCTCTTCCTGGTATTTCATCCCATAAAATCTTTTCAGCTCTCCAGTTACTCTTACCATTATCTGCATCTGTATACAGGTTATAAAATAAGTTATTACTACCATTAGGGGTTGAAGCGACAAAAATTTTAGATTTTTTAGAACTTGAAATAATCGGATAAACAGATTTCCAGAAACTATCAACTAAGTTGTTAGGAATGAACGCTAGCTCGTCTAGAATTAATACGTTACAAGAATCACCACGACCAGCATCTGAACTTGTAGTACTAATACCTATACTACTACCGTTAGCTAATTTCATTGATGTTTTACCGTACTCTAAAACCCCAGGTTTGAGATAGTTAGGTAATTTTTCATACGCGGTACGAACACGAGAGAATATATTAATAGCGGTTTGTTCTTTGTTAGCTACTATTAATATACGCTGGTCGTCTTGGAAGCATGCGATCCAAAGTGCGTAAATTGTCATCATTGTAGTTTTTCCAGTCTGTCTAGAAGCTAAACAAGCCACAAATCTATTGTCTCTCAAACTACGTAAAACTCTCTTTTGACATGCATAAAGTTCTATTTTAATTTTACCTCTATCTAGATTAACTATATAAAAGTAATTCTCTGCAAAATAAAGAATATTTTGTTTTGCTTTCTTAAGATTCTTTACCATTTCTGGAGTCCATTC